AAGGCTTCGCGGAAGGCAGATCGAAATGAGTTACGAACAAAGTTTATATAAAATAGTTGAACCAGTTAAGAAGACAACAATAAGTCGACTTAACAAAAAACGTTTATGGAAATATGGATACAATAAAGAACATGATATCGTGGTTATCTCTAAAACTGGGCGAATTGGACAAGTGGTGGAGATTCAAGGTTTGCAAATTGGCTTGCCAGCTAAACCACAAGACGTGTACATGCACGAAAACAAGTGGCAAAAAATAGAGTACCCAAAAGAATTAAGCAAACTTAAAAACATATTTGACTGGAGAAATTATCCAGAAGAAAGCAAAGATCAGTGGTACGATTTTATAGACGAAGAGTTTAAGCGTAGAGATCAAGGCTTTTGGTTCATGAACGATGGTGAACCTACTTATATAACAGGTAGTCACTACATGTATTTACAATGGAGTAAAATAGATGTTGGTGCACCTGATTTTAGAGAAGCTAACAGACTGTTCTTTATATTTTGGGAAGCTTGTAAAGCTGATAAACGTTGCTACGGTATGTGTTATTTAAAAAACAGACGTAGTGGTTTCTCATTTATGAGCTCTGCCGAAGCTGTTAATCAAGCTACTATATCAAGTGATAGTAGGTATGGTATATTATCTAAAAGTGGTGCTGATGCTAAAAAAATGTTTACAGATAAGGTTGTTCCTATCTCGATTAACTATCCGTTCTTTTTCAAACCGATTCAAGACGGTATGGATAGACCTAAGTCTGAACTTGCTTATCGCGTACCTGCAAGTAAGTTTACGCGTAAAAAGATTACTGTCAACGAAAAGCAAGAGGAGTTGGTTGGACTTGACACTACTATTGATTGGAAAAATACAGGTGATAATAGCTACGATGGAGAAAAGCTTAATCTGTTGGTACACGACGAAAGTGGTAAATGGGAAAGACCTGATAATATTTTAAACAACTGGCGTGTAACAAAAACTTGTTTACGTCTTGGTAGTAGAATTATAGGTAAGTGTATGATGGGATCAACATCAAATGCTTTAGATAAAGGTGGTGATAACTTTAAAAAATTGTATAACGACAGCGATGTCACAAAAAGAAATAGAAATGGTCAAACACGCTCTGGTTTATATTCTCTGTTTATCCCAATGGAATGGAACTATGAAGGTTTTATTGATGAGTTTGGACGACCAGTTTTCGATACCCCAACACGAGAGTGTTATGGACCCGACGGTGAACTAATAGATATTGGTGTTATTGATCACTGGCAAAACGAAGCTGATGGATTAAAAGGAGATCAAGACGCTTTAAACGAATTTTACAGACAGTTCCCAAGAACTGAAGAACATGCGTTTAGAGATGAAACAAAAAATAGTATATTTAACTTAGTTAAGATATACGAACAAATAGATTATAATGAAGGAAATAGAAGTGCTGGAGTTTTAAACATTGGTAATTTTCAATGGATAAATGGAGTGAAAGATACTAACGTAATGTTTTATCCAGATCCAGCTGGTAGATTTAAAATTAGTTGGTTTCCATCTATAAATCTACAAAATAGTGTAATAGTAAAAAATGGAATTAAATACCCAGGTAATGAACATATTGGTGCGTTTGGTTGTGATAGCTATGATATTAGTGGTACTGTGGACGGCCGTGGATCAAAAGGATCACTTCATGGATTAACAAAGTTTTCTATGGAAGATGCACCACCAAATCATTTCTTTTTAGAATATATAGCTAGACCACAAACCGCTGAAATGTTTTTTGAAGATGTGCTAATGGCATTAGTATTTTACGGTATGCCACTATTAGCAGAAAATAATAAACCAAGATTATTATACTATTTGAGGCGTAGAGGTTACAGAGGTTTTAGTATGAACAGACCAGATAAAATATGGAATAAATTATCAGTAGCAGAAAAAGAAATTGGTGGTATACCAAACTCTAGTGAAGATATAAAACAAGCTCACGCCGCTGCTATTGAAATGTATATTCAAAAACATGTTGGACTAATTGACGATATGCAATACGGTGATATGTATTTCAATGAAACATTAAACGATTGGTCTAAGTTTGACATAAACAAAAGAACTAAGTTTGATGCTGCTATAAGCTCTGGATTAGCAATAATGGCTTGTAATAAGAATTTATACAGACCACATCCAGAAAAACAAAGAGCTGCATTAAATATTAATATATCAAAATATAACAACGATGGGAAGTTCTCAACGTTAATTAAATAAAAAGTATGTATAACGCAGGTGCAAATTATTTTCCAAGTCAAGTCGTAAGTGACATAGAGAAGTTAAGTTTAGAGTATGGTTTAAAAATAGCCAATGCTATAGAAACAGAATGGTTTGAAAAGTCTCATAATGGAAAATATTATCACAATATAAATAGGTTTCACGAGTTAAGGCTTTACGCTAGAGGTGAACAAAATATACAAAAGTATAAAGATGAATTATCTATTAATGGTGATTTATCATATTTAAACTTAGACTGGAAGCCAGTACCTATTATTCCTAAGTTTGTAGATATTGTTGTTAACGGTATAGCTGAAAGAGGTTATAAAGTTAATGCGTACTCGCAAGATCCTTTTGGTGTAGCTAAGAGAACAGAATACATGAACGTAATGCTTTCTGATATGTTAACTAAAGACTTAGCTAAAACAGCTAAAGATGCTTTTGGTGTTAATATATCTGAAAATCCTATAGAAGAACTTCCTGAAACAAAAGAAGAGTTAGATCTTCACATGCAGTTAACCTATAAGCAAAACGTAGAAATAGCTGAAGAGTCTGCTATATCAACTTTATTAGAAGGTAATAGATTTGAGTTGACAAGAAAGAGATTTTATAGAGACCTAGCTGTTATAGGTATAGGTTGTGTTAAGACTGGATTTAATCCTTCACAAGGAGTTACCATAGATTATGTTGATCCTGCTGATATAGTTTACTCTTATACTGAGTCTCCTTATTTTGAAGATATATATTATGTTGGAGAAGTAAGAGAAATACCTATAAACGAATTAGTTAGAGAGTTTCCTTTTTTAACTAATGAAGATTTAAAAGAAATAAAGAAAACAAAGTCTAGCAAGTACCACGCTTCAAGAGGAAACACTAGGTACAATATGCCAGTAGGTGATGAAAACAAAGTTCAGGTTTTATATTTTAATTATAAAACATATATGAACGAAGTTTATAAAATTAAAAAAACAGCAAGCGGCGCTGACAAAGCAATAGAAAAAGATGATAGTTTCCAACCACCTCCAGGTATTGAAGGTCGTTTTGATAAAATGGAAAGAGCTGTTGAAGTATTATTTGAAGGAGCTAAAATACTTGGCGGTACTCGTATGCTTCGTTGGGAACCTGCTAAAAATCAAATGAGGCCAAAAAGCGATTACACTAAAGTTAAAATGAACTACCAAATTGTAGCGCCTAGAATGTATAAAGGTAAAATTGAAAGTTTAGTTAGTAGAGTTACTACTTTCGCAGACATGATACAACTTACTCATTTAAAGCTACAACAAGTAATGTCACGTATGACTCCTGATGGAGTTTATCTTGACGCTGATGGTCTAGCTGAAATAGATTTAGGTAATGGCACAAACTATAATCCACAAGAAGCTTTAAACATGTTCTTCCAAACTGGTAGTATTATTGGTAGATCGTTTACTTCTGAAGGAGATATGAATCCTGGAAAAATACCTATTCAAGAAATACAATCAAGTTCTGGTGGTAATAAACTACAGGCTTTAATACAAACCTATAACTACTATTTACAAATGATTCGTGATGTCACCGGACTTAACGAAGCTAGAGACGGTAGTACTCCAGATAAAAATGCTTTAGTTGGTATTCAAAAATTAGCAGCTGCAAACAGCAACACAGCTACAAGACATATACTTCAAGCAGGTATGTTTTTAACAGCTGAAGTTTGTGAAGCATTATCTCTTAGAATATCTGATATATTAGAATATTCACCAACAAAAGATGCGTTTATTCAAGCTATAGGTAATCACAATGTAGCTACATTAAAAGAAATAGAAGAGTTACATTTATATGATTTTGGAATATTTTTAGAGCTTGAGCCTGATGAAGAAGAAAAGCAAATGCTTGAGAATAATATACAAGTAGCCTTGAGTCAAGGTAGTTTAGATCTAGAAGATGCTATTGACGTTAGAAATATTAAAAATGTAAAACTAGCAAATCAACTTCTTAAAATACGTAGAAAAAAGAAGATGCAACAAGATCAAGCTGCGCAGCAAGCTAACATACAAGCGCAAGCTCAGGCTAACTCTTTAGCTCAACAAAGTGCAGCTCAAGCTGAAACTACAAAGGCTTTACAAATACAAGAAGGCGAAATGAATTTAGAAAAATTAAAAGCTCAACTAAAACTACAAACAATGCAACAAGAAGCTGAGATTAAAAAAGCTTTGGTAGAGCATGCTCATCAGTATAATATGGATTTAAAACAAGCTGAAATGAGTGTTAGATCTAGCGCGGATAATTTTAGAGAAGATAGAAAAGATAAAAGAACTAAGATACAAGCTACACAGCAAAGTGAACTTATAAATCAAAGGCAAACAGGTACTCCACCTAAAAACTTTGAAGAGACAAGTGATAATATGCTTAGAAGTATATTAGGAGAAAATATATAATTATGGCTTATAAGATGAAAGGATTTCCAATGATGACAGGCACAGCTCTTCATCAGGAAGCATACAAAGAAACTCGTAGAGTAAAAAGACGTAGAAATAAAAATCGTATTGCTCAAAATGAACTTAGTAGATTAGAAAATAGTCTTGAAAAGTTAACAGAAAGATATGGTGAAAATCCTAATGATGCTCAAAAAGATAAATTAGCTGATTTAAGGTTTAGAATACAAAAAGCTAGAGAAGTCGCTGACAAGCGTCAGGCAAAATATGATAAGTTAACTGGTAGAACTACTAAAAAAAGCGATCCTTCTGAGAGTGAAGTAGATCCTACTGAACCAAATAAAACAGAAAATGAAGAGTTAGTTCAAAATCTTGAAGAAGAAGAGTACGATACAGCTCCTGAAAATAAAATAGAAGAATTACCTGATGTTTCAGCAGAAAAAGAAGAAACGGAAGAAGAAAGAAAAAATAGACTTCTTAAAGAAGCTAAAGAAATGATTGAAAGACAAGAAAAAATAAACACTAAAACAAAAGATGGTGGTAAAACAACCGCTTCTACAACTAGGTATATAAAACATAAAGGGCACGATACAACGCCTTCTTATAATTTAGCATAATAACGTTATTAATAATAAAAAAAGAACAATGGACTACAAACCGTTTAAAATGAAAGGATTTCCAATGCAGCAAGGTACTGGATCCTACTTAAAAGAAGCTTCTGCTGTGAAGATGAAGAAGGAAGCTATGAAAATGAAAAAAGAAAGCGAGGCTATGAAGATGAAAGAGGCTATGAAGATGAAGGACGAAAGCAGTATGGCAAAGCTTAAAGAAGCTATGGCTAAACAAAGAGCAGAAGGTCAAACTGGATCTAAACCTGATTTTCTAGATCTTGATCGTGATGGAAACAAAAAAGAATCAATGAGAAAAGCTGCTAAAGAAAAAGCTATAGGCAAAGGTGAAAGTACACAACCAGAAAAAATGCCAGGTACAAAGAAATCTGGTGATGAAAAGCCTTCTCCTGCTTCGCAAACTGCAAGACAAGCTAAAAGAGCTACTAAAAAAGCTAGAAAATTTGTAAAAAAAGCTAACAAGCTTACTGAAAAGGCAAACAAGTACATAAAGAGAAAAGGAAAAGACGCTAGCATGGTAGTTGATGAAACTGGAGAAACAGTAGAAAGATACGAGTTAAATCCAAAACAAGCTAAGAAAGCAACGAAAAAAATGGATAAAGCGAAAAAAGCTTTCAGTAAAGCAAAAGGTGTAGAAGCTGAATTCAAAGCTAAATACTCTTCTCCTGCTACTCAGAAAAATGATGCTTATGAAAAATATAAACAAACAGTAAAAGATGCTAATAATGAATTTAAATCTTTTGTAGGTCAACTTCATAGTGAGGGCCGAGCTGATACTACTGGATTTTCTAAAACCGGTGGAATAAGTGGTTTAACTAAAGTTGATAAAAAAGCTATAGAAAAAGCTAAAAAAGAAGCGGACAAGAAAATTAAAAACGCTGAAAAACAAGCTAAAAAAGAAGGAGTAAAATTCGCAAAATAAAAATAAGTAAATATGGCATTTAAAATGAAAGGGTTCCCGCTTCACGCGGGAACTTCACCTACAAAACAATATAAGTCAGACGCTCAGCGAAAAGCTATATATGCTTCAAAAGCTGAGAGGTCTGCTGCTAAACAGAAGTCTGCTAACTTAAAAACTCTTGACGAGTTAATTGAAGAAGGTTTTACTCCTGCTGATGCTAGACGTATGCAAAAAGATAAAGCTGTTACTGGTGTACAAAAAGAAACAGATAAACAAAAAATGCAACGTTTAGAAGACGAAGCTGCTAAAGCTAATAAAGCTGGAGATACAGAAAAAGCTAAAAAGCTTATGGCTCAAGTTAGTAAACTTGAAGATAAAATTCAAGGTACAACAAAACCTCCAACTAAACAAAGAGCTGAAATTATGCAAACTGCGATGCCACAAACCTTCCTTAAAGAAGAGTTTACACATCGATTACCTTCTGTACAGAAGACAATAACCCAATATGCGGAGCCAATACCATTACCTCCGACTCAAGTTATAAACCCAAGAGTTCCTAGTATAAAAGGTCCAGGTAGAAGAAGCAAGGTAGGTAAAAAGCTTACTAAAGTAGCTAATATTTTTAGAAAAAAGGGAAATAAAAGATCCCCAGATTTTAAATAAAAACAAACAACAATTTTATAATATTAT